CGTGGATCTCGCACATGCGCAGGAACTATATGACAAGAATCGCGAGTATATCGGTCGGATGTATTCAAGATACGACGTTCAGGCTGTAGACTTGCAATTGGCGTATGACGAAGTGATGCCAGGCATATCGTTGGTCGATCCTACGATGCGACAGTTGCAAAATGAGCTGTCGCCGGCCGCGTTTATCGTGGATACTGCCTACTTTTCGTGTTCGATACCGGCTATGTTTAGTTCGATGGACGGATACAAAGTTATACCGTCACGGTTGCGGACTTCGTTAGGGGCCGATCACTTACATTCGTTTCGACAGTTGATGGCGTCGCTAATTAAACGAAATTTCAATCGACCGCGACCGGAAATCGCGGGAGAACGTGCGTTATTTGCGAAGGAGGTCGTGCATGGCGTTTTTAAACAATATGCGCGGTCCGATTATCGTGAGCTGTTAGCAGCGTACGCATTACAACCTATTACGGTTTCGCGTGAAGCCGTAGAAATCTGGGCGGAGAAACATACGACAGCTGATGTAGTAGCTGCGGCTACGTTGTTGGAATCGAAAGTGTGGCCAGATCCCAAACTTCATAAGCTTATGCCGAAGTCGGCCGGGAAACCATACGCATCACAGGAAGCCGGTGCGATGTTGACTGTCGGGCAGACGGTAGTGTATCATACGAAAGACATTATCGCGTTGACAGTCGGTATGTTTACTCTAGCTTTAACTAGATTGACAGCACTGTTTCGCGATAATGTAGTTTTCGCCACTGCCGCAGATGAACATAGTGCGGGCTTATGGGCAGATAAATATCTGGGCACAGGGTTTGTGTATGAATTCGATATTCCAAAGTACGATAAGTCTCAAGACTGGACGTGTTTCGAAATCATATTGGTTACCCTGCAGATGATGGGAGTTAATGCGGAGTTGCTGGATTATTGGAGACGCGCTTCAGATTATGGTTACGTCGCGTCAAGTATGTTTCATTTAGCTTTCGAATCACTTATGGGAAATAAAAGTGGAAATGGCGGCACTTTGCCGATTAACTGCATGACCTTGCTGTTCGCAATGCTTGAGTCTTTTCGGCGCGCAAATGTACGAGTGATTGCGATTATCATTAAAGGTGATGATATGGTTGTGGTCACTGCGGATATGATTCCCATAAAATTTTACGAGTGTATGGAAGCGCTTTTTGGGCTTACAACGAAGCCAGTTGAGTCGGACGGACGGGTTGTCGCCTTTTGCTCAAGCTTCTTTTGTTTGACTTCTGAGGAGACTTATGCGTTGGTGCGAGATCCACTACGGTTGCTAGAAAAACTCGGTAAAGCACTAGCTCTGGACAGGCCAAATACATATTTTCTTGATTATTTTACGTCGCTTGTTGATGCGACCGTTCCTTACGGCGATCCGGTGGTTGTAGCGAACTTAGAAAAGGCCGTATCTTTAAGATACGGCAGGACTATGGACGTAGCGACTGTCGTGGAATTTCTGAAGTACGTTACTTCAGATATTATTATATTTTTGACTGAAATGTATGATTTGAATAGCAGTGACATACGCGAATTGCAGCAGTTAGATTTAGCCGCGGAAGTGCTAGTGCGCGCACGCACTGGCAAGTTTCAAAAGGCGAAAGACATTGCAGATGCGCACGGTATAGTGCGTAAATCCTTAATGGATTCTTCGCGTATCCTGCAAAGTTATTGGTTTGATATTTAAATGGTATTTTATTTCTTTACTTTCTTTTAGTAAAAAAAA